CGATGGGGTGGCCGAGGGTGTGGTAGCGATCAACGATAAGCTGGGCTACTTCCTGGGTTTCGTCGGTGGAGTCGTCGAGAACCTGGATCTGGAGGAGGTCGGGGGGGTAGTCGATTTTGCAGACCGCGTCGATGAGGCGGTCGATCACGAACTGCTCGTTGAAGATGGGGAGCTGGATGGTGACGCGTGGGAGCTGCGTGAAGCGGGAGGGCGGCTCGTGGGTGGCGTTTTTGCGGTTGTGGTAGTAGAGCCAGACCAGGGTGTAACGGTGGAAGCCGTACATCGCGAGGATGATCATCACGATGAAGTAAGGGGTGAGGAGGGCGGTATCGAAGGAGAAGAGCTGCCAGTGGTAGAGGTTCTGGAAGGTGCGGTCGCCGTAGTGGGTGCGGAGGTAGTGCTTGAGGTCGTTTTTGACAAAAAAGAGGGCGAGGGGTTGCGCGCGGGTGAAAAGGAATTGGGTGGCCGCGGCGGAGAGCATGAAGGAACAGGGTACAGGGTGCAGGGTACAGGGTACAGGGAATAGAAGCTGTGAGTGAACAAATTGGGTGGCAGAGACGGGATAGGGCGGGCGGCGGCGGGATAGCGCGGGATTGGCGCGGGTGCAAGTGAGTTTTCCACAGGGTTACGGCGGCGGACCTAATGTGCAAGTTAAATTGCACAACTGAGGGCGTGAGACTTGGATTGCCGCACCTAACTTACTGATTCCACGTAGAGCAAGCCTCTAAATCCAAGTCTCACCAAAACCAGCGCAAAACCGCGCCGGCGGCGTCACCTGTGGAAAACTCCAAAAAGCCGCGTCACCAGAGGGTCCGGATGGCTGTAGGAATCCAAGTCTCACCCCGACTTTTGGCCCTGTCAAGGGCAAATCCGCGTGTCCATCCGAGTCTCACTTCCAAAAACTGTAGGCACGCCCCCTTTTTTGGGCGCGCTACTTCGTCCGCAAGCCCGTATCCACCGGCGTGCCACACCCTGAGGGTGCGGTGGTGCCCCAGTACACCTGATACGGGGAGTTGGGGCAGCGGTAAATCACGTTTGTTCCCCCACCGACATAGGCATTCCCTCCGTGTGTCCAGAGCGCTACCGTCCCCGCGTTGGCGATGGTGCAGTCGGCGCTGCCGCCCGAAGAGTAGGCGCAATTTATCAGCCCCCCGGACGCGCCCCCGGTTGCGTTTCCAGACTGAGCGCTTATGGAAATCGAGTTGTAATCCGTGGCGTTGGAATAGGCATAGAGGTGGCCACCACTCAACCAGGTAGTGCCGATGTTCCCGTTCGCCCACAGGTTCCCCTGGCGGTTGGGGACGTTCGCTCCATTGGTCCCTGTGAAGGTTTCCACCCCACTAACGTCTAAGCCAGACACGCTGGTAGTTCCGGTCACGCTCAGCGCGCCGCCCACCGTTACCGCGCCACCGACACCGAGCGTCCCCGCTACACTCGCGTTGCCTCCCCCGTCACTATTGGCGGCTACGTTGAGGTTTCCGCCCACAGCCAGGCCGCCATAGGGCTGCAGTGCGGTGTATTGTGCCAACCACCCCTCATTGATGCCGAAGAACTCCGGGCCGTTTCCCACGATGGGCCCGTTAAACTCATCCCCGTAAATCGTGGTTGTGCTGTTGATGTACCCCACGCAGTCCAGGCACTTGTTCTGCGAGGTTGGGTCATTGACCGCAATGGCGGCGCTATTGGACCCCGACATGTACGGGTGAACGATCAGGTTTCCCTTGATGCCGTTGTTATTGTCGATCTGCACGGCGGCCACGGCGGTGGTGGTGCCCGACTCGTTGCGAAGGGAGTTGATCTGGTTCCCGGAGGCTACGCCGCCCCCTGTCGACTGATAACTCAGGTGAACGGAGTAGTAGCGCCAATTCTCCCCATCCACTGAAAAGATGGTGTTGTTGTTCGCGCAGTCCAGGAGGAAATTGGTGCCATAGTTTTGAATGCTGCCACCCAGCCAGTGATTGTCATTGGAGCAGGACCCCGTGCTGCTGCTGTCCGTGGCGTAAACCGCCACGTCGTTAGCTGTCGTGGAGTCGTCGTACATCGTGTTGGCGATGAAGTCGTTGTTGTAATCACCGCCGTTGACCGCGTAGTTCGCCCCATCCTGGGTGATGACGGGGTGGGCGTTCCCGTTGGAGTGCCAGTTGGTTCCATCGAATCGGCTCCAGAGGATACCCTTCAGGTTCAGGGCGCCCAGAGCGCTGGAGTCCTGCGAGATATCGAACGTGCAGCCCAGCACCGTCACGTTACGCACAGAGGTGTTTCCCGTCGTCGCGCCCGCGTTGGCGTTTTGCAGCAGCCACACCGCGGCCGCCGTGGACTTCAGCTGGATCACAGACCCCGTGGATGCTCCTACGACATCGGATGCCGCACAGCGTATCTGCAGCCCTGAGCAGAGTCCGATGTTCCCGGCGGTGGGATAGACCCCCGCCGGGAGATAGACGGAGCGGCTGCTGCTCGCGCAGGCGGAGGCTATGGTTGTGGCGGGGTCGCTGCTGGCCGGCGCCACCCACTCGCCGTTGACCTCAGGAGCCGTTATGGGACCTTCAATCGCCTGGGCAGCGGTTGTATTCGTGTGCACGGCGTTGGAATCGGTCCCCGCTGGCGCGGTAGGGATCCCAAAGTTCCACACCGCGTTCGTGGACGTGCCGCTGTTGGTCACAGTGGCGGTGCTGCCGGTCGGTCCCTGCGTTACGGTTCCGACTGACATGGTTCCCGATGGGCCTTGCGGTCCCTGCGGGCCGTACTGCGTCGTCGCCAGCGCGGTCTCGTTCGGCTGGTAGTTGTCGAAGTTGCAGGTATAGACGCTGCTCACCACCGAGCACCAGTTCGAGTTCATCTGCACGCAGTTGTAGCCGCTTTGAAAGCCTTCCGTGCCGCCACCCAGCACCGTCGATCCATCGGAATTGTCGGTGACCTTGATGTTGTAGCAGACATTCGCCGGCGTCGTGACCTGAGAGTTCGCGAGCTGGTACGTCGCGGCGCCATCGACGGGCGACGTGATCGCGCCGCTCACCACGTTCGCGCACTTCGTCTTTGTGCCCGCGTTGCCGCCGCCGGATACCAAAAACGGGATCGGCTGGGTATTGTTGTTGACGGGCTGCGCGCAAAACTGGCCGGAGGGCAGCAACGTCCCCTGGGCATCCACGATCTTGCTGGCGGTGATCACGGCGTAGGGTTGCGTCTGTGCAATGGCGCAGGGCAGCAGCGGCGCGGCCAGCGCTCCGAGGAGGAATAGTCGCGGTTTCGCAGTTAGTTTCAACTGATCACCTTCAGCCATCCGGAGGCTGTGTATTGATCCGTGCTGTTACTGGAGAAGCCTTCTATGTTGATGACCGTGGAGGTCCCCACAGAAGTTGAAGATGCCCCATGAAGAAGGTAGGCCGTCGCCGTGTACTGATAGAAGCTATAGGCGTAAAACGCATTTGCGGCTCCGAAATCCAGAGTGGTTTGTATAGCCAGACAGCTCGTAGCACTCGTAAGGCTGATGCCACCGCTTGATCCTCCGACTTCGCTTCCCGCCACGAAGAGCCCGAGCGCGATATTCCCTGAGTTGCCCGAGACCCCACACACCACGGTGTGCAGTTCAATTACCGTGTTGGCCGCCGGAGTGATTCCCAGAGCGGGACAGCGCGAGAGGATGTTCCACCCGGAGCTGGCAGTAAACGCGGCCTTGAAGGAGCAGGCAACAGACTGCACGCCATAGCCCGGGACGCCATTTAGCGTGGTTGCATTGACAGAATTAGAACCTCCGGAGTTGCTCGCGAACGTCTCCGCAGTCGACTGCGCGGTTGCGGCCGCTCCCGACGCATCGTAGACGCCGGGTCCAATGCCGCTCTGCAGCTGTGCCGAGGTCGCCGCCGTGTCAGCGCTGCCGCCGTTGGCGTAACGCACGCCGGTCAGCGATGTCGTTCCTGTGCCTCCGGCGGCCGCTGACAAAGTGCCGGTCACCTGCGAAAAGGCCACCTGCGCGCAGGTGGGGCCGCTGGTCGCGTCGGCGGTCTCGTAGTAGCCGGTAGTGCAGACACCGGTGCCAGCACGCCCAGCCGCGGCGCCCGTCGCAGCCGTATTGGCAAATGCATCCGTAGCGACCTTGGTGGAGCTGTCGGCAGCGATCTGCGTCGTCGCCGTCGTACCCGAAGGCAACGCACTGGCTGCGCTCAGGGAGCCGGAGCTTCCGCTGGTGTTCGCCGCGTTGTTCGGAATGTCCGCGCTGACCAGCGCCGGCAGCTGCGCGTGCGGCAGAGTCCCCGTGTCGATGTTGCTGGCGTTCGCGCTGAAGGCCTCCGCGTTGGACTGCGCGGTTGCGGCCGCGCCTGACGAGTCGTACACCTCCGAGCCAATCGCCGACTGCATCTGCGCCGAGGTGGCCGCCTGCACCGTGGATCCGTTGCCGGCCAGCACGCCGCTGAGGCTCGTCGCCGTCGACGTGCTCACACTGTTCGGCCCAGCGGCGCCGGTTGCACCGGTTGCTCCCGTTGCCCCTGTGGCGCCCTGGGCACCGGTTGCTCCGGTTGCTCCTGTGGGACCCTGTGGGCCGGTTGCTCCTGTGGCTCCCTGTGGGATCGTGAGGCTGAGTTCGTAGTTCGGCGCCACACCGCCGATCGATGCCGCGGCGGAGCTGCCGGGGGCTCCTGTCGTCACCGCGCCAACGGACAACGTCGGCGCTTCCACCAGGGCGATGGCAGCCGCATTCGGTGGATATTGATCGAAGTCGCAGGTACCGCTCTGGCACCAGTTGTTCGGCTCTGTGGTATTCCACGCGGGCTGCACACAGGAGAGCGGCGAATTCGCGCCGCCCATGAGCAGATTGCCGGAATCGTCGAAGACGGTGACCTGGTAACACGGATTGGGCGGCCACGCGAGGCTTGTGTCCGCGACCTGCAGGGAAAAAGCGCCGTTCGTGATCGGCGCTGTCACTGGCAACGCTGCCGCCTGCCCATTGCCGTTCACGCGAAAGGCGAGCGGCGCGCCCGTGCTCGTGACCGGCTTCCACCAGATCGTCCCGCTCGGAATGAGCGTCGGGGTGCTGGCCCCGCCGGCGAGCTGAAGGTGGCTGCCCGTCACGGTCACGTAACCCGTCTGCGCGATCGCTGCAGACGTGGAGAAAGCCAGAAGCACCGCGAGGAAGGGACGCGCGAGACGCATGCTGCTTTGAGCATCGCGCGAGCGAGGGCGAACCAGTGCGAGAGACGCGACGGCTGCGAAAGCCGGTCTAGGGAATCGCAGCCACATACGTGTTCGAGGGCGCCGACTCGATTCCCGAGGCGTCCACGCTGCGGACCTCGTAGCTGTACACCAGGCCATCGGCCGCCGTCGTATCGATGTAGCTCGTCTCCGTCACCGGTTCCGAGTTCAGCAGAGCCCAGGTGGTGCTGCCGCTGAGCGCCCGATAGACGTGGTAGCCCGCCACCGGATCGGCCGCTGCGGCCGGCGCGTCCCAGGTCAGCTCGACATCGTAGGGGATCGGAGGAGGTTCGCCGATCGCCGAACCGTAGATCAGAATCTTCGGGCTGGTGGCGTTCGTGGCGATGGTCAGCGAAGCACCCACCAGCGTTCCGGTCACCGTGGGATCCCAGGTAACGCTGATCACCGTGCTCGCCCCCGGCTGGAGGGTGACAGGCAGGCTGTCGGAGACAGAGAGGCCCGCGCCGGAGATGGCGGCGCCGGTGACGTTCAGCGGTGCGGTGCCTGAGGATGTAACGGCGATTTTCGAGACTTCAGCCTCGCCGAGGATGACGTTGAGGAAGGCGATGCCGGTCGCGGAGAGCTGGGTTCCCGTAGTGGATCCGGCGGCCGCAGAGAGACGCAGGGCGGGCTCGCCCCGATGACGACCCTGCGCATGAACGCCGAGCGCGGCCAGAACGAGGATGAGAGCGAAGAGCCGGATGCGCATGTGCGCAGCATCGCGTGAGTGAGGGCGAAGGCGGGCGAGAGGCGCGACGGATGCGGAAGGCGCGTCAGAACCTCTTCTCCAGTCCGTTCCGCTCGTGCAGCTTTTCCACGTAGGCCAGCAGCGAATCGTAGCTGATCCGCCAGGGGCTGCTGGGCTTGTCGGGGCGCACCTTGTACGCCTTCAGCGTCCCGTCCTCGCACATCCGCGAGATCGTGTCATGGGAGACGTCGAGGATCTCCGCAGCGCGCGTGGCGCTCACCGTGTACCTCGGGCTCCACGGCAGCAGCAGCTGATCGGGAACGCGAAAGCTCATTCCGGAGAAACCTCCAGATTGGGATCGATGCGCAGCCGGCGCAGGAAGTCTTCGTCGGACGGTCCCTCCAGCGGCTGCACCGTCAGGTTGACCCTGATCCCGATCGCGTCGGTCATAACGCCGAGCTGATCGAGCGCGGCCAGCGCCGCATGCACGCCGGCCGATTCGAGGATGGCGTCCACGGCCGCATCGCGCAGGGCTTCGATGGCTTGCTGCCGCGTCATGCCGGAGTCTCCTCCCGCAGGCCGCGGGCTTTCGCCATGTTCTTCAGAGCCCAGTAGACGCGGTTGGCGTCGCCGAGCGTGCGGATGCTCGCGCGATGGCCGAGCGGCGAACTGGGCGAGCGCAGCCAGCCGTCGAGCTGGGCCTGCGACCAGCCCAGGCGGTCGAGAGCGTCCTGAATGCGCGCGAGATCCGAAGCGCCGACCAGCGTGACCGAGCCCCGATCGCCGCGGCGGCCTTCGGTGCCGGCGCGTTCGGCGCGATGGCGGTCCGGGCGGTTCTGCGCCGGGTGCTGCACGCCGAGCTGCTTCTGCAGGGTGTCGATGAGGCCGCGCGCTTCCGAACGCGTGAGGTCGCGGAAGCTCGCGAGCGGGCGCCGCACCAGCTCCGCAGCCCAGGCGATGCGCGCCGCGCGATCCTTCGGCTGCTGCGTGTGCGCGCAGAGCTGGCCGTAGAGCGTCTGGAGACGCGCCATCTGCCCGCCATTGATCGGTGCGCTCACTCGCCCTCCACAAGCAACGGCATCTCATCCGGGAGGGCCACCTGGAGATGGCTCGGCGTGAGCGGGTGTCCGAAGGTGAGCAGCGTGAGAACGACATCGGCGCCGGCGGCAATCGCGGCGCGCTCTTCATCGGTCAAACGCCAGCGCGAAAGAACGGGGCGCGCCGGCGTGTCGAGGTAGACCGCGGGCAGCGGATTGTATTGCTCCTGGTCCTTGCCGTACACGACCTCGATCGGCTCGGACCCTGGCATCACTGGGCTAACAGGCTCCATAGCTCACCCCGGCTTCGCTTTGTTCTTTGAGCCCTGCGGCCGGCCGCGGCGATCCAGCCGGTGTCCGCAGTGCGGGCACGTCTTTGGCGGTCCCTGCACCGCCCGCCGGTCCTTCAGCCGGCACGGGTCGCTGCAGAAGCGATCCCGCGGATGCCGCACCGCGTTCGTGCAGCCCTGCCTCTGACACTGCCGTGCGTATCCCTGATCCACCGTTTTCTCCCTGATGCAGTGCGGCCCCGAGAATGCCGTAGCCGGCGATGTCTCTATAGGGCGATTCGCCCAGCGCGTCGCGGTCGGTGGCGATGCGCTGCAGCTTGTCGAAGATGCGCACCAGCAGCAGCGCGTCACCGTACTGCTCCGGCGCCAGGCCTTCGGGATAGAGCAGGCGCAGGAACGCGCCCGCTTTGGCGAAGCTGCTGCCGTAGGCGGCGTTTTTGTGCTCGACCAGCTCGCCGATCTCGCGCGCGATGGTAAGGAAGCGGCTCACGCGGTTTCCTCCTCATCGCCGCCGAACCAGTCGAATTGCACCGGGCGCCGGCGCTCCAGCTCCGCCTGCAGGCCGCGCAGATCGGCGAGCGCAACCGGATCGCGCCGCAGTTTCTTCATGGCCTCGCGATAGGCGCTGCGCATCTGCGGCGGCGTTCCTCCCAGCACGCGCGCGATCTCGACAAAACTCATCGCGGCCAGCGGATCGTCTCCGTCCGCGCGAATGCAGGCGCGCTGCGATGGCTTCTTCACAGGCCCTCCTGACGCAGCAGCGTTCGTTCGAGGTCGCTCAGGGCTTTGCCCTGGCTCCTGCGCTCGACCGCGCGCCGCACGAAATGCTCGCGCCGCTTCCGCGCTGTTTCCTCGTCATCGGCGGCCACCAGCTTTGCGGGCGCGGGCTGCGGCTTCGGCAGCCGATAGCGATCGAGCGGCGCATGACTGTAGCGCAGCACGTCGGCGAACCAGCGATGGATGCGCTCGCCGGGCGCGTGATCGTCGCTGAGCAGCCGGTGATCGAGGCAACGCTGGACGATCTCCACGGCCACGCGGGGATTGGCGCGCAGGAACGTTCCGACGCACCCGGCCTCGGCCGCGCCCCACGGCAGATCCGGCGTCTCCGGATTCTCCTTCTGCCAGTAGAGCTGCAGCAGCGCCTTCACCGCGGCGTGACGCGGATCCGGCGGCAGCCGATCGCGGCGCGGGCTCATGCAGTTTCTCCGAGAATGATCTGGACGGCTGGTTCAACGAGCGCCGCCCCGAGCCGCCGCTTCAGGCGGTCGCGGCATTCGGCGCACACAGCCATGCGGATGCCCGAGGCGCGCACTTCATAGACCACGCACTCCTGATGAACGCAGGTCTGCAGAGGCTGCTGCTGCTTCGCGATGCTGTGATTGCCAGCGGGATCGTCGCGAATGACAGTGGCCGGGAAAATAGCGCCACCCTGCGTGATGAGGGCTGTGGTCTCTACCGGGAAGCCGCACGACATCACCGCATCGCAGAAGCGCAGAATGCGCGGACCGCTCATGCCGCGGGCGCCGTCGAAAGCGCCGTGATAGTCGGGTCCGGCGAGGCGCGTGGCGGAATGGAAGCTCACCTGGCCGATGGTCTGGCTACTCGACGGACAGGGCAGATCGATATAGAGCACCCACTCGAAGTTTGGCGTGCTCTCATCGCGGCCCCAGCCCCAGCGGATGTTGAGGCCGAACTGCGGCAGCAGCCGCACGATCTCGCTCAGCGACCAGTTCTTCACATCGTAAGCGCCGCGACGGAAGCGGCCGCGGCGGTAGCGCTTCGCCGCATCGCTGCGCTTTTGCGCGCGGAACAGCGCGACCGCCAGCTCTCCGTAGCAGCCCAAGACGGTCAGCGCGGCGTAGTACGCCTTCGTCACACCGCCGTCGTTCTGGCTGAAGACTTCGGCTGCCGTCACGACGGCATCCTCCCCTTGCAGATCCTGCCGCCGAAATGGCGGATGGCGCGATTGATGCCACGCATCGCACCATCCAGCTCAGCGCACACGCGACACCGGTCCTCATGCTGAACGCGCGGATCAGTGGCAATCGCAAAAGCGTTGAGGTGATCGTTCTTATTCTCGAATGCCTTGTTCCAGAGGGCGTACAGCTCCGCGCGCACCTCGGCCGCGTTCCAGAGCAGGTGCTTCACCGCAGCCCCTGCGCGCGTTCCTGGATTCGGTTCGAGCCCATCTCGCTGATCGCCTGCGTGAACTGCGCGCGCGTCGGCCCCTTCGGGCTGCGCAGGAATGAACTCCGCGCCCTCGCCGTCATCGAAGCCGTCGATCTGGCTGCAGAGATCGGCGTACACCGCGTCATAGAGTAGTCGTCTCATTTGCGTTTCAACCTCCGAACCTTTCCGGCACTGGCGCTGCGCGGCTCGCCGAGGTGCCATCCGTGACAGAAGCGGCACTCGTAAATCTGCAGGAGACCCCGCCGCCTGGGTGCTTCTGCAGCGTTCCCGTGAGCGCTCGCCGCGCTGCGCCCAGCGATACGTGCCGCACCTTTGTCAGGCAGGAGCGCTCCTCGCTGGTCATAACTCACCCGAGCCTCGCCTTCGCGCCGGCGATTCGATCGAGGTCGGCGCGGATGGATGCGACCTCGGGCCGCCCTTCAATTTGCGCAATGTGGAGCTGCGCGTCGAGCGTGGCGATGTCGTAAGGCTGCAGCGGGCCGCCCCGGTCCCAGGCGCGCTGGGTCTCCAGCACAAGGCTGCGCAGGCGCATGGGCAGCCGATCCCAGTGATCGCGGCACATCAGCCGATGGAGCGGGATCGTTTCGTCGCAGCCCACGGCAAAGCACTTTTTGAACGACAGCTCGCTGTGCGGGATCACTTCGCCACCTCCAGAGAAAGCTGGCCGAGCAGCTCGCGCGTGCGCGCCGGGCCGGAGACGCAGCGGTGGGCCTGCACCTGGGCGCGGATCTGGTCGAGGAAATTGGCGTCGAAGACTTCCTGATCTTCGGCCGAGAGGATCAGGAAATAGCCGCCGTCGACCGAATCCTTGGAGCTGCCGATGGGCAGGTGCCAGCTGATGCGCAGCGCGCGCACGATGCCTTTGATCTCGCGGTCGCTCAGCTGCAGCCGGCTGCGCATCTCGCGGATGGTGACGGCATTCTTCGCGCCGCGGCGGAAGCGGATCGCGGAGAGCACCGCCTGCTCGTCGCTGCTCAGGCACTGCTCGAACGGACCGCCCGGCTGGCCATGGATCAGGCGCACGATCTCCTGATCGAGCGCTTCGACGCGCTCGGTCTGCGACTCCGGGAAGAGAGACTGCGGCGTCATCGCGACTCTCCAAACAGCGGCGCCTGCGCCAGCGGCGCGTTCTTGTGACGCGGGCAGTGATCGCGATCCGGGCCGACGCTGGTCGCGCACTGGTCGCACATCGCGGCATCGCAGGTTTTGCCGCGCGGGCCGACCGGGAAATCGCAGAGCTTCGTCGCCCACTGCGTGTTGCAGAAGGAGCATCTCTTTGGCTGTCGGCCGCGCGTACAGATAAACGCGGTGAAGTTGCCGTCTGGATCGCGATAGAGCGGCGTCATTCGGTGGCTCCGGGAATCTCGGGGACGACGGCGGGATGAGGAACCCAACATCTGTGCGGCAGGCCCGTGTCGCAACCGTTGGGGCCGCAATATCCGAGGTAGCCTCCGCAGACATCGCAGACGAAGGCGCCGTCAACGAGCTGGTGATGGCTGAGCACTCCCTGGCCGCAATTGCAGCAGCGCGGGAGTCGCGGGGGCTTCACTGCGCGCCAGTCGGTCATTCGGTCGCTCCCAGATGCGCGTTCGGATCGGGGCGAGGGACCGGTCCGGAGTAGCCGTCCGGCCCGGCGGGCGGATGCGGGCGCCAGTCCGGACAATCGGCCTCGACTTCCCCCATCAGCTCGTGGCACAGCTCGAGGCCGTTGTAGTAGCCAACGCGGCCGCGCACGATCGCGTCCACGTCGTCGGCGGCAATGCCGTCGCGCAGCACGTCGATGTGCTCGGTCGCGACCAGCAGCGCGCGCCGGATGAGATCGAGTTTGCTGGCGACCAGAGCGCGATCCATTACGCGGTCACCTCATGCATGCGGCGGCTGTCGAGCGCGGCGCGGCCGGCGGCGGTGAGGCTCAGGCTCTCGGACGCGAGCGCTCCCGCCTCGTAGAAGGACGACAGCGCTTCCGCTTTTGCGTCCACGGTCAGAGAGTTCCACCAGTCGTTCAGCGCGCCCTCGCTCATGCAGAGCGTCGCGGTGGCCTCGTCCTCTTCTTCCGGCGCTTCCGGCGCGTTGCACGCCGTGACCTGCACCTGGGCCGGCTTCGCCGTATGCTGGTCGATGAAGCGCTCGGCGACCTCGGTCAGCGTCTCAGGCCGGGCGCGCTTCTGCAGATCGTGGAGCTTCTCCGCGCCGAGGCGCGTGATCTGCACGCCCATCATGCGGGGACGCTCAGGATCGGCGCAGCCCGGTTGCGGCACCGGCCAGGACGTGACGAGCTGCTCCTTCTCCATCTGCTCGACGAGCTGGGCCACGTCGGACGTGCCAAAGACGAAGTGCGACGCGCCGAGACATTCCTGCAAGTCTTCGTGGACGCGGGGACGCGTCTCCAGCGCGGCGAGCACGATCAGCTGCTGGCGTTCGCGCTGCGTGAGGGCGGTTTTCATTTCCGGCCTGCTTTCTTCGCGGCCTTCTTCGCGGCTTTGGCCTCGCGCGCCTCGACCGCCGCGGAGGCTTCCACAGTGAGCGAGGGGGACCGGGTACTGACTCCGAAACAGAGCGAGAACAGTTGCGAGAGCTGCTTCCGCGTAACCTCGGGCAGCTTGCCCACGGCGAACTGCAGAGCCTTCGCGGCGCCCTTGCGCAGCGAGTACTTCACGCGGCGGTCGAAGAGCTGGCGGAAGAGGCGGGGCATCTTCGCGCGGCTCAGGGCGAGCTGCAGCTCGATCACATACGCGTCGACGATCTCGACCGTGGTGCCGGTGGTGACGGTCGCGATGGACTCGTCTCCTTCCAGACGGATCGACTTCTCGGCGTTGGTGGGGACGTAGCCGTAGCGCTGGACCGCTTCGATCAGCAGCGCCTTGGCGTTGCCCAGCGCCGTTTCCGCCGCCTCGGCTTCGGCCTTCCGCTGGTTGAAGGCGCGGCACAGGGAATCGACGAGCGGCCGTGCGATGTTTTCAGGCGTTGCTGGGTTCATGCTGGTTCCCTCTTTTCCGTGTTCGGTTGATCGGGGCTCAGGGCGCGCGCGAGCCGGATATGGGCGCAGGCCTCGCCGCAGATGTGCTCGACCTTCGAACCCTCGGCCGCCTTTGTGTTCGCGGGACCGAAGGCGATATGGTTGGCGCGATCGGGATACGTGATCACGATCCACCAGTGATTGGCTTCACCCTTCACCCGGCCGCAAACGTCGCAGGAGATCTGCGCGGTGATCATTCAGGCGACTCCTTTCGCGCGATCCCCGGCCGCCGCGCGCTGGGCCGGCCTCTTCGCCGCGGACTGCTGCTGCGCTGCGCGGCACGCCTGGCAGAGACCGCTGGCGTGCCACTCCGGCCAGGTGATCGGCTGGCCGCATTTGCACGCGGGTGTGAGCTTGCGAATGCCGATGGCCATCAGCGGCCTCCGATCGCGGACGCGACGCGTCCATCGAAAAATGCGGGCACGATCTCGACGAGGATCCACGCCACCACGCAGGCAAAGAACGCGGCGATCCAGAGGTCCTCCCGGCTGCGCGGCTTCACCGGCAGCCTCCCGCGATCCACCATCCGAGGGCGGCGCAGATCGCCAGCAAAACCGCGACGCCCGAGCCCCAGATGAGACCGCCGAGCAGGCGCTGCAGGATCCGCCTGGGACGAAGGCGCACGTAGATCTCGACGCGCTCGCCGTCGATCTCGATGGCGCGAATCGCTCCGCGCCGGTGGCGCAGCAGCTCCAGCGTGCAGGTCGTCATACGGACACCTCTTCGCCGGTATGCCGTTTCACGAATGCGACCAGCGCCGCCGCGACAGCCAGCGCCTGATCGACATCGAGGTGCGCGGCGCCGGCGAAATTCACACCCGGCTCAGAGATAAAGAGCCACAGCGAAGCAGCTTCCTCCGTGCTGGAATCCCGCAGCGTCAGGCGCTCGCCGTGGATGCCCATCAGTTCCGGGCCTTCCTCGGCGTCGCGCACGCGTGTGAAGCGGCGATGCGTCATGCGGGGACCTCGATTCTTTCCTCGGCCGGTTCCGGCTGCGCGGCGGCCAGCGCCTCGCGTGCTTCGCGCAGCGCCGCCATCAGCCGGCCGATGGAGATGTAGCGCTGCTTCTGGCGGCGCACCGCAACTTCCACGGTGGCCAGCTCGATCTGCTGCTGGACCAGCGAGCTGTCGACGCCAGCACAGACCGGCTCCAGCTCGCTGCGCACAATGCCCGCCGCTTCCTCGCGCGTGACCGCCGGCAGCGTGACCTTGTCGGTGACGCGGCGTTCGAGCTGCTCCAGCGTGCCCGCAAACTTCGAGAAAATCTGATCCAGCTCATGGCTGCCGGTGAAGATCAGCGAGAACCCGCCCTGGTCGAACAGCTCGCGCACCGTCTCCAGACAATCGATCGAGAGGTGCTGCGCCTCGTCGAATACCAGCGCCACCCTCTGTCCGCGAAACTCCCAGAGGATGTTCTGCAGGATGCGGTCGATTTCGCCGGCAATCGAAGTTCCGCAGGCCTGCGCCACGCGGCGCAGCAGATCGCGGGGCCGGATGCCGGCGCGGCAGTAGATGTGGAAGAGGTGGCGCGCTCGCTCGGCGTGTGCCGCCGTCCGGTTGTGCTCGGCGATCAGCCCGCGCGTGACGTCGGTTTTGCCCGAGCCCGGCGGCGCGTAGACCATGAAGATCTGCGGGCGATCCAGAACCCGCGCGAAGATCTGCCGCAGACAGCGCACGTTGCCGATCTCGTAGAGCTTGCCGGTGAAGCTGCCGGTGGGCTGGATCGGATAGCGCTCCATGAATTCGAGCAGCGCCGCGCAGATCGGCGAGTCGTCGCCGCCGACGTTCTCGTAGCGGTCGGTGAGGAACTTCTGCAGCGTGGTGTAGCCGTAGCCGATGCGATGGGCAAAATCGGCGGTGGCCATCCCCGTCCGGTTCAGATACGCGCGCGCCAGCTCCTGCACGCGGTGGCGGCGGTCCGCCGTGCGTTCCAGCTGCGCGATTTTGCGCAGGTGCTCGGGGCTGGCGTGACGATTGCGGGTGCCGGCGACTCTCATTTGCGGAGGCCCTCCAGAAGAACGCGTGCGGCCTGCGCGGGCGTCGGGGGAGCTGCGCCCGCTGCAGGGTGGGCGGGGGAAGGAGATTGCGGCCGATGCGTGAGCACCGGCGCGATGGAGTGCGGAGCTTTGGCGGTACGGACCAGCGCCTCGATCGGCGAGTCGGCGCCGGCGGAGCGCGCGGCTGCGGCGATCCCGTCGACCACGCGCCGCGTCTCTTTTTCCAGATGCCGGCGGTCCGCCATCGAGTCGGCGATGCGCTGCTGCACGGTCGCGTCGGCCGGGTTGAAGCCGATCATCTCCTTCAGCCGCGCGCCGCACAGGAAATGCCCGTCCAGATCGAGCACCGCAATCTCGGCGGGATCGTTCGGGTCCCACGCGGCCATCGCTTCGCGCTCCGTCATCTCGTGGAGCGCGTCGCGTCCGAAGGCGTCGGCATAGGTGTAGCGGCGGCGGTTGAGCCGGATCTCGCATTCGCGCACGCGGCATGTCGTGCGCTCCGGCAGCAGCAGCGCGAGCATTTCCGGGCCTTCCGGGAGGCGGCCTGCGACGCGCTCCGCAAAGACTTCCTCCGGCGTGCGGTTGTCCATCCCTTCGCCGGTGTGCGGCGTCTGGTGATACTCCTCGATCCACGCCATGCAGGCGGCGATCACCTGGCTCGCCGAAGGATGGGTCGATGCTTCGAGACGGCCGTGCTTCAGCGCCTTGCGGTGGACGGCCATCGCTGTGCTGGTCGCGTCCGGGCGCAGATGCGGAGCGCCGCCGGTGTAGTGCTCCCAGAAGAGCTTGTCGAAGCGGTCATGCACGGTGCCGAAGAACCGCTCGACGTGCTTGGACTGCGGATGGCGCACGATGCAGTGCGTGACCGTCACGCCGAGCCGGGCCAGCAGCCCGAGCTTCTCGATCTGCGCCATCTCGGTGTCGGCCCAGCCCCGGATCGCGGCCGGATCGCTGAGGTACGCGGGGATGGCTCCCTTCGTGACCTTGAGATAATCCTTGCCGTTGTCGCAGTAGAAGTGCTGGCAGATGCCCCACTGCGCGATAGCGCGGCGCAGGGCGGTCGCGATCGAGCGCGAGCTTTCGTGCGGCGCCCAGCTCGCGCCCACCACGAACCGCGACCGGAAGTCGAGCAGGCAGGTAAAGCGCAGGCGCAGGGGCGCGCCCCACGGCATCTCCGGGAAGCAGTCGTTCCACGCTTCCACGTCGTGCAGCATGTGATCGCTCACCCAGATCTCGTTGGGCTGCACGTCGCGGTAGTGGCGGGTGAGGTAAGGGGCGAAAGTCTCGCGATAGCGGCGCTGCCCTTCCCGCGCGTAAGTTTCCAGATAGGGCGGCAGCGACTTCAGCCAGCGGCGGACGGTCTGGTAATGGGGCAGATCGTGCTCGGCGAGGCCCAGACGCTCGCGCTCGCGCAGGATGGCTTCGAAGCAGGCGCGGCAGTTCTGCTGGTACTTGAGATAGAAGGCGGCGGCGAGCAGCGCGGCCTCGCGGTGATCGTCGAACCACCGGCTCTGGTCGCGGTCGCTGCGTTTGCGGTCGGCCAGCGCCGGGAATCCGCCGGCGCGGTAGCGGGCCAGCCAGCTGTTCAGCGTGCGCACGCCGTTGCCGCTCTCCTCCGCCTGACGAGCGATCAGCTGCGACTTCGACGTGATGCCGAGCTGCTGCCAGCGGACGCGCTCCTGGGCGTAGTGGAGGATCGGTTCGAGGATCGCGTAGCGCTTTTCGGCCTGGCGCTGATCGTCCGGATCGGGCAGCACGATGCGCTCGGAAGGTGGCTGGCTGGCGAAGAGCGGCGCCTGCATCCCCAGTTGCGGCGCGCTCGCCTCGACAGAGGACGATTCGCCAGCCAGCTTGTCGGCGGCGTCGGCGGGAATCGACGCGGCCAGATATTCGCGAAGACGGCGGCCATTCGGGCCGCCCTGCGCCGCAACGCGGGAGACCAGCTCGCGGCGGCGCCGGAACAGCGTGCTGCGCGACCAGCCGGTCCGCGCCAGCACATCCTCGGCGGTGAGCCAGCCCTCGTGCGCGGGCACAAGGTAGAGCATCGGGGCAGCTGCCGTCTGCGTGCTCATCGGCTGGCCTCGGTGTCTCTGAAGATCAGCCCGATATTGGCCGTCAACTCATCGCGGAGGGCCAGGCGCCTTGGACCATCTGCGAGCTTGCGCGCATAAAAGTAGACGCTGCGTGCAGCGCGCAGAGCCACTCGCGTCCGCAGATCGCTGGATCCGCATCGCGTCGCATTGAGAATGTCGTCGAACGGGCAGCCCCAAACTTCCGCGAGCAGCGTGTCGTTGACGTTGAGTCCGAGCTTCATTCCGCGCAGACGGCGGCCGTCGCTGGTGACCTGCGGGTCATCGGCCGGGTCAAAAACCGGCTGATCCTTCGACTGCATCTGTTCGGCGATGCGGTCAGAGAAGAGGACCGCGATGGCAGCGCAGGCGATGTCGAGAGCCATTCCGAAGCGGTCAGAGGTTTTCACAGGTCCACCCCTCCGAGCCGCTTCTCGATCCGTTCGGCCTGCTCGTCCGCGCGTTTGCGCACCAGATATTGGCGGCCCAGCTCCATGAGGTCCCTTTCTTCTGCTCCGATCACAAACAGACCGGCCTTGAGGACGCGACAGGTCAAGAGGGAGTTGTCGGAGACGGCAGCGCAAAAGGCGCGATCCCAGGCGGAGGGGAACCGGTTGGGCTGCATCACCTCGGAGGTGTAGTTGTTCAGCATTTTCGCCGTCACGCGCACGCCGAGCATGATCGTCATCCCATCCGCGATCTGCTCACGGCTCAGGGAGCAGGACTTGATGGCTGCGGAGATCGTGTCCCGCACGAGCTGATCGTCGTTGAATGAACCCGGCTCCTGGCCGAAGGGCAGCTCATTTTGTTTGGGAAAACGCTGTTGCAGATTACTTATTGGCGAGGCGGATGCTGGCCCGCTAGATTGACCGTGCCATGGTTTTTTCACGCAGCGCGCTCCGCATTCGCCAAACGCACCTGAAATTTGGCCACCTCGCGCTCGACACGGGCGTACTCCCGTTCGAGGGCGACTTCAACGCGCCTAGACCGCCTGCGTCCGTTGGCCACCATGCAAACGTGGGATCGACTCAACCCCATCTGCCGCGCCACTCGGCTCTGGAGGTTCCGGCAAAGCTTCGTCCGATAGACGGCGGGATTCATATAATCTCGGAGAGGAACCGCGTTCCTCACGAAGAAGCAAAAGTAAAGGACGCTTACATTTCTGTCAAGCAAAATGTAGGCACGCTTTCCCGCCGTGAGCGGCTGCCCCTTATTTCCTTAAAAATCAGAGAGCTGCTTGACGCCCGAAAAATCCGGCAGGCGGATCTCGCGGACATTTGCGCCGTCAGTCGGGTGCAGGTGTCACGGTGGATCCATGAGTACGATCTCCCCAGTGCGTCTGCGCTGCTCGCGATCTCAGAGATCGTGTCGCATGAAGAACGCCAGTGGTGGCGAGATCAGGCCGCGATCCAGGCGGGCACGATGAAGGGGAAGCAGGTTGCATCTGCAGGTAACTGGGAGGCGAACACTTCAGCGTTATTGCCTGTCGCTGAGTCGATTCGTACGATCCACTTCATCACCAATTCCAATAACTCAGGAGCAGATGTGGAAGAGTGTCTGGATCTGCCTCGTCAGTGGTTTCTAAGAGACCACGGGGAATTTCGTGCGTTGAGAGTGCAGGGCCGTGCCATTTGCGACGCGATCGAAGGAGAAGCGATAGCCGTAATCGACGTGAGCCACCGGGACCCAAAGAGTCTGGTGGATTGCGTGGTTGTAGCTCGTGGCGTGGAAGGTCCGGTCGTCAACTGGCTTCGAGAAGATCAGGGCCATTTCATGCTGCAGCCGCTTAGATCGGGACCGTTGAAATTCGTAACCTTCGAAGATGGCGACGGCAGCATCATCGGGCGGGTAGTGAAGTGGATCGGAGAGGCCCCGTGCCCGCGGCTCCCGACCAACGCGCAGGTGGCGCGGGACCTGAAAAAGAAGGCCAGAAAACACTGAACTGAAAACGGAGGGAAATACGACCATGACACGCGAGGCGCTTCTGGGCGCAATCGACAGCGAACTCGACCGGCTGCAGGCGGCGCGAGCGATTCTTATCCACCAGCTACCCCACCGCGGCACGTTCCGCGCGAAGCGCGTTCTCAGCGCGGACGCCCGCAAGCGCATCAGCGACGCGCAAAAACGCCGCTGGGCGAAACAGCGCTCGATGGAGTCGCGAACCAAACTACCCGGTTCGCGTTGAGGCAGGCTAACAGGCCGCCTTTTGTGAAAATACAGATTTTCTACAGATTCCCCGGATCTGCGGATTCCATTTTTAGAAGGGGTCCGAATGAAAGGAATGAAGGCGTTTTGCTCTGTGATCGCACTGGCCTCCCTCGGGATCGCCGGGGGATGTCGAACGGGCTCGCCGGCCGCCGAGGCACAGAAGGGCACCCCTGTTTTGAGGCAGATGCTGAGCCGCACAGACAGAGTGATCGTGAAGAACTTCTACACCCCGATGCCATTGGCAGAGGAAGCCCAGGGGGGCCTGACTCCAGGCTTCGCGAAGATCGGCGGCGTGTGGGTCTATCCTGCGGGCGACCGCACCCACGGGGAACGAGGTGGTTCGATTGAACTCCGATCCAGCGGCTACTACAGCGATGGGACTATCCCGCATGGGTTCGAGCACGCGATTGCCTATCTCGACCTGGGGGAGATGCAGGATCTCGATACGTCTCTCACCTACTTCGCCGGCACGCGGAGCGTCTGGAATTTGAATTCCAGCGCGAAGGAAGTCGAGGCTGACTTCGCGACCAAAGACGGCCTGAGTGTTTCGGCCTTTACTGTGGAGCACAAGCCGGTCGTTTTCCTGAGCGACGGCTCAGCGCAAGTGGAGATCCCATTCGACAGAATCGGGGAGATCCAGAGCGCCGTCCGCAACGCGATCAAAGACGCCCAGTCCGAACAGTAAGCTGCTTCCCACTTCGCATCCGTCGCGTCTCTCGCGGTCCCCGCAGAGCGCAGCGAAGCTGCGCCCGATACTCCCGCTCAGACCTGAACGGTCATGGCACGCGCATCTGCTTTTCATTGAGGAAAGGAGGTCGCGGAGACGCCAGAGCGAGGCATAAGCCGGGGACCGGGTGATCGTTGTCTGTCATCTGCTCCCCGCGGCTTCTTCCGTTCCGAGTCGCGGGAGTGCGATGAACGCGGGGCAGAGCGAGTTTCTCCGGACAGCCGTGCCAGCGGCGCAGGCATGCGAGCGTATGTGGCATGTCCCCGCGTCGATCACGCTGGCGCAGGCCATCCTCGAAAGCGCCTGGGGCCAGTCGAAGCTCGCGCGCGAGTGCAATAACTATTTCGGCGTGAAGGCCGCGCACGACGCCGCGCCCAACACGTATCAGGACTTCCTCACCACCGAGTTCGCCTGCGGGCACCGCACCAGCGAGACGGCCGCGTTCGCAAAGTATGCCGACGTGGCGGTGAGCTTTGCCGCGCACGCGCGGCTGCTGGCTGGCGCTCCGCGCTACCAGCCGGCCATGGCGGCCGCGTCGAATCCCGAACAGTTCGCGCAGCGCCTGCAGGCCTGCGGCTACTCCACCAACCCGCAGTACGCCAGCGATCTGATGCAGCTGGTGCGCCTCTACGATCTGACCCAATACGACGTTGAACCCGAACCGCCCGCGAAGGCCAACGAGCTGGCGGCCTGAACGACTGAACCGGAAACCCAGGAGGAACTTCTATGACTTCGATCTATCAACTGCTCGCGGCCCACCAGGTGGCGCTCGGCATCGGCCTGCTGTGGGTGTTCAGCGCCTTCGTCTCGGCGCTGCCGGCGGCGACGGCGAAGAGCGGCCCCGTTTACACCACGGTCTACCACTTCCTCAGCATCATCTCCGGCGACCTCACCGTGCTGTTCGGCAAGTACATGCCGCCGGCTGCGGCGAGTTCCGGCACCGCGGGGATGGTCGCCCTGCTTTGCTTCTCCCTGGTGTTCACCCCGGTCCTGGGCTGCACGCAGCAGCAGAAGATCGACGTGGCGCAGGAGATCGTGAACTGGACGCCGGCGCTGACCAGCGCGGTCGATACGGCCGGCGGCCTGATCGAAGTGCTCGATCCGCCTTCGGCGCTCATCGTCACGCCGTCGCTGGCGGTGATCAACGCGCTCTCGCCCCAGGTGGTGACGGCGGCGAAGAATTATCTGGCGAACCCCAGCCAGACCACGATCCAGGTGCTGCAGGCGCTGATCGTCCAGCTGCAGAACAATGTGAACGCGGCGCTGCTGGACGCGGTGAAGATCTCGAATCCCAACAGCCAGCAGAAGGCGACGACGGCGATCAACGGTATCGCGACCATTGTGAACTCGCTGCTGGCGCTGGTGCAGGGCATCAGCTCCAAAGCCCAGGTGGCGGCGATGAGCCGCAGCGTCACCGTGCATCTGGCCGAGATCCAGCCCCTGCTCGACCGGCGGGATTTGCAGCGGGCGGCCGCACGCATCTCCGCCGACCTGCAGCTGGCGCGGCCCGCGACCGTGGATCGGTACTTCGCGTATGAAGCGCAGGCTGGTTTCTGATGGGATCCGGCGGATTCGATCTACCCATCGCGGCGTCCAGCAGCCCTTCAGTCAAGCCGCTCGCCGTGCTTGTGATCGACGGGATCGCCCCTGACCGCTTTGTGCGGATTCAGGCTGCGGCCCAGGCGAAGCTCAACCAGCCGATGACCGGCACCAGTGGGGACGTCTCCCAGCATGGCGGCGACATCACCTGGAGCTACGACTCCGCGGTGAACGGCGGGGAGCTGACCTTTAACATCAACCGGGAGTTCCATCTCGGATTCCTCCACTACAGCGCATCGGCGATCCAGAACGACCTGCGGGAGTGGGTCGACGGGATCGAGTGAAGGGAGGGGCGGATGGCGTTCTTGTGCGTCCTGATCGGCGTGGTGCTCGGCTTCGTGCCCGGCTTGTGGATCGGGCTGCGCTTTGGAGCGCGGGTCGAAGGCTGGATCGGACGGCTGGAGACGGCGGCCGGGACGCTGGCGCTGCGGCTGCTGCAGCTCACCCAGGCGGTCAAGTCTCTGCTCACGAAAGCGACCCCTCCGGCGGAGGCGGAGACGCCACCGAAAATCTGAAATCCAACCCGCGCAAAAGGGGCCGAAGGGTGGGGGTCAACCAGCCCCCGCCCGGAAGCCCGAAAGGGAAGGGGTAAAAGCCAGGGAAAACCGGGGATGGTCCGAAAATGCCAAAAATAGCGTCAGGAGGCCGCAGGAGCGTTTCCGGGTAGTCCAGCCCCGGAAAAAATCGGCGGCTCGCCAGCGCGGCTGTAATGCGCAGGAAAAATACCGTCGAACATTCTTTTTCGGCGGTCGGATCGGGTTTTAGGGGTATGAGGAAAAAATGGGCGGTTTGGGGGGCAGTCCGGTGCAGCCGGGAAGCGAGATCAAGGTCGACCTGAAAAGCCGGTTGCTGGAGCGGATTGTCGGCCTGATCGGCGCGCTGATTCCAGGCGCCGCCCTGGCCATCGTGCTGGCGGGATTTACCCTGCTCCGCCAGCAGCCCCAGAACAGCTTCGATCTGCTGCGCCAGTGGGGCGCCTGGTGGATCGTGAGCATCGCCGCCGGCTACTGGATCTGGACGTTCGCGATGCGGCTGATCGACGAGCTGCGGCGGCTCGGTACCGGCGTTCAGGATTCGGCCGTCGCGATTACGCGGCTGGCGGATCGGGACGACCGCGACCGCGACCGGATGCTGACCGAGACAGCGTTTGTGGGCTCGACGGTGCAGAAGCTGGGCGTCTCGGTGACCGAGATGCGCGAGCAGCTGACCCGCGTCGAGCGGGCTTTGGTTCGGAAGGACGGGGGATAGGAAGATGGCGCCGGACACGGCACAAATCAAGAGGCTGCGCGGAGTCATCGTCGAGCTGGTGTATTCGCGGCACATGGCGCAGAGCGCCCGCCTCGATCACGTCATGCTCTGGCACATCCTTCGCGACGTGGGCTGCGACGTGGGGGAGGCGGACGTGCTCACCCAGCTGCAGGATCTGTGCGACCGCGGTTACGTGAAGTACCGGGAGTACAAGGACCCACGCGTGAGCCGGCTGTCGATGGAAGTCACGTATGTCCGCATCTATGAGATTCAGCTCACCAGCCGCGGCCGCGACCTGCGCGAGGGAACGATCGTCGATCCGGCCATTCTGTTCTGAGGAGACTGCGACCCATGGCGCAAACCAAACGGCGGCATCCCAGAACGGGCGAAAAGCGACAGGCGAACGTGCCGCTGAAAATCGACAGGCTGCCCGTCGAAGTCCGCGACGCTATTCAGTACCTGAAGAATGTGCGCGGCAAGACGTGGCAGGAGATCGAGGAGATCTCCGCGCTGCCGTACAGCGAGAAGTGGGCGCACGGCAAAGGCGGCTTTGTGAACTGGGAGCAGCTGGCGACGCCGGTGCTGGAGCTGTTCCCGGATATGCGGCTGCCGCACAGCAACCTGCACCGGTGGTACGACCTGCGTGTCGCCCAGGTGACGGCGGAGACCATGGCGCGCGCGGAGCAGGCGCGGGTCATTGCCGAAGGGTTTGTGAAGTCCGTCGTCGCGCATGACGACAAGGGCGTGCTGAACGCGGCGCGCGACCAGCTGATGTCGATCCTCGCCGAGGATGCAACGCCCAAAGGCCGGAAGGCCGCGGCGGCCGGCCTGATCGCGCTGGCGGAGATGATGCAGCGCGCGCGGGAGAACACTATCAAAGAGCGCAAGGTCGCGGTGGACGAGCGGCGGATCGCCGCGCTCGAAGCCCGGGAAAAACTCGCGCGGCAAAAACTCGAAGCGGAAACCGAGAAGCTCCGGAAGAAGGCCGAGAAGGGGCAAATCACTCCCGACGATCTCGCGCGCCTCACCGAGCGCACCTTCGGCTTCCGCGTGAAGCCGGAGGCCGACGCTCATGCGGCCTGAGCTGCAGCCGGCTCTCCATCTGCCTCCGGCGCTCGCGCTGCGTCCCTACCAGGTGCGGTGGGTGCAGGATCGGTCGCGATTCAAGATCGCGATCAAGTCCGCGCGCATCGGCTTCTCGTTCGCGACGGCCCTCGAAGCCGTGCTCGATTGTCTGGCGAAGCCGAACGACACCTGGACCGTGCTCAGCGCTTCCAAAGCGCAGTCGGTGGAGTTCATCGAGACCTGCCACCGGCTGATCGAGCTGATGCTCGGCACGGCGGATCTGTTCGTCGACGAAGACTGGTACGACGAGCTGGGCCGCATCGAAGCCATTCAGCAGCGGGTCACGATGCCGAACGGCTCGCGCATCATTGCGCTGCCGGCGAACCCGCGCACGGCGCGCGGCTATCCCGGCAACGCCATTCTCGACGAGTTCGCCCACCACGAGGACAGCTATGCGATCTGGGCGGCGATCACCCGTCAGGTCGCCCTCGGCCACAAGGTCCGCGTTCTCTCGACGCCCAACGGCGAGCAGGGCAAGTTCTACGATCTCTGCCTCGAACTCGGGCTCACCGATGGGGTCGCGCCGGCGCACAACTTTGAGCGCTACAAAGGCTGGTCGATCCACTGGATCGATGTAACGATGGCGGTTGCCGATGGCTGTCCCATCGACATGGTGGAGATGCGCGACCTGATCAAGGACGAGGATATCGTCGCGCAGGAGTTCTACTGCCGGTTCCTGAAGGCCACCGGCGCGTGGCTGCCCATCGATCTGGTCCAGGCCTGCGAGGATCCCGGCGCGACCATGGAGTGGCCCATCGGCTATCGTCCGCGCGGCGCGCTGTTCGGCGGCATCGACGTCGGCCGCTCCGGCGATCGCACATCGTTCTGGCTGAAGGAAAAGATCGGCGATGTGCTGTGGACGCGCATGGTGCTGCACCTCCACGCGATGCCGTTTCCCGATCAGGCGAGAGCCGTCGACCCCTGGGTGCAGATGACGACGCGCACGGCGCTCGACACCACCGGCCTGGGCATTGGGCTCTACGACGATCTGGTCGAGCTGCGCCCCATCAACCTCACCCGCATCATGGGCGTGAACTTCGCCGGATCGAGCCGGCTGCGCGAGAGCGAGAAGGAGCGCCGCAGCCAGAGTGTGCGTGGCGATGCCGGCCCGGACGGCGCGGTGCGCATGAAGGTGGATCTCGCGATCCGCATCAAGCGCTCCATGGAGGGGAGGAAGGAACGGATCCCCTACGATCTGCAGATTCGGCAGGAGCTGCAGGCGGTGAAGCGCGAGCAGACCGCGACCGGCGTGACCTTCGATGCGCCGCGAATCGAAGTCGACAGCGGCACTTCGGACGGGAAAAAGAAAAAGGTCTACGCACACGCCGACGATTTCTGGGCGCACGCGCTCGCCACCTACGCGGCGAGTGGTGGAGCGATCGTCCTCGACGTCGCCACTACCGACCTGCCGACTTCCTACACGCAACTGGGAGGCTACTTCTGATGGCCGACGAAACACAGGCAATGCCGGCGCCGCCGCAAAAGGGGCAGATCGTCTCCGACCAAGCGCTGTACATGTCGCAGATCTCGCTCTACCGCAACTCCATGGCCTTCGGCGGCCTGCGCAATCCGAGCGAGATGTGGAGCACGATGGTCTACAACCATCCGCAGGCGATGCTGCTCTACCGCGAACTGGAAGAGAAGGACGAGGACATCGCGAACTGCCTCGACACGCTGCGGCTGGGCGTGCTGGAGCGCGATCGCCAGCTGACCCCCGGCGACGATTCGCAGCAGGCGGCCGAGGTGGTCGCGTTCATCCAGGACCAGCTCGACAATCTGCCCGAGTTCCACACCGTGCTCGACTGCATTCTGGATGCCCCCGGCTACGGGTTCAGCGTGCAGGAGCTGATCTTCGACGAGAGCGAAGGGCAGGCCTCGATCAGCGCGATCAACGACTGCCCGCAGGAACTGTTTCTCTTCGGCGATCGCTACCAGCCGCAGATCGGGCAGCTGCAGTTTCTGAGCCAGCCGTGGGCCGCCTCGGGCGCGCCCGTGCCGGAAGAAAAGTTCATCGTCTTCACTTACCGCAAGCGCGGCCGCAATCGCATGGGCCGGCCGCTGCTGAAGAGCGTCTTCTGGCCGAGCTGGTTCAAGCGCAATATCCAGCGGCTGTGGCTGCAGTACGCCGAGAAGGGACCGGGCACGGCGGTGGTGCGCTATCAGGATGCCGACAGCGAGAGCGAGCGGCGGCGCGCGGCCGAGCTGGCCCAGTCGATCGTGGAGCGCACCGCCGTGGGCGTTCCGGCCACGTTCCAGATCGAGCTGGACCTGCTCAAGTCGGCACGCGCCATGGATCCGGCCGTCTACCAGAAATTCTTCGACGCCATGCAGTATTCGATCGCACGCAAAATTCTCGGCGAAACGCTCACCAGCTTCGGCAACGAGGGCGGCACGGGTGCGAAGGCGCAGGGCGAAGTGCATGCCGAGACGCTGAACACGCGCATCGTGGAGCTGTGCCGCTCCGTGGCCGACGTCGTCAATCGCCAGCTCATCCGGCCGCTCGTGCTTTGGAACTTCGGACCGCAGGCCCCGATGCCGAAGTGGCAGTTCGATCTCGGCGAAGAGGAGGATCTCCAGCAGCGGTCGCAGATCGATGCGCAGCTGCAGAAGATGGGAAAGAAGTTTACCGCGGGCTACATCGCGAAGCGGTATCAGGTGCCGCTCGTCGAAGACGAGGATCCGGACGATGCGCTGACGCCGATCGGCGGCGGCGCCGTCACACCGCCGCCCGACGAACCCGACCCCGACGATCCCGATGCCGACGAGGACGACGACGCGAAGTTTCACGAGGGCGAGCGCGAGCTGAAGGAAGTCGACTCGATCATGGCGCAGCTGCGCGACGGCGTCGATCCGCTGCTGCGATCGCGCACGCGCCGGATCGTCGATTCCGCCATTCCCGTCCACGTCGCGGAGTGAGAGGATGGCGATCCGCGTCCATCTTCCCGCTGCCGGCGACGACGGCTTCCGCGCGCGAGTGGCGTCCGTGCTGGCGCGGGGCCTCGCGCGGGCCGACCTGGTCGGGCGGGTGCAGATTCTCCGCCATGCGTACACGAAGACGAAACGACGGCTGCCCATCGCTGTCGGCGGCCGCGCGCTCACCTTCGACGAAAGCGATGACGATGTAAGCTCGGCGTTCGACGTGGGCGGCGAGGAGGCGGCCGAATATATCCGCCATCTCACGCCGGTCACGCGGGAGATCTTCGACGGACTCACCTCTCAATATCGCAGGGACGCCTTCACGCTGTCCGGCGCGGCCGACGTGCGGCTGGTGCAGAGGATTCAGGACAAGCTGGGCGAGATCGCGGCGAAGGGCGGAACGCCGGCGGAGTTTCGCACCGCGGCGGACAAGCTCACATCGGAAGCCGGCGTCGAGGATCTGAATGCGTTCACGCTGGACACCGCGTTCAATACCGCGATGCAGAAGGCGTACAGCGCGGGACGGCTGCAGCAGATGCGCGAGCCGCACACCATGGACGCGCTGCCCGGCTGGCAGTACTGGACCGTGGGCGATCTGCGCGTGCGGCCGGAGCATGCCGTGCTCGATGGCTTCATCGCGCGCGCCATCGATCCGGTGTGGCTGAAGATTTATCCGCCCAGCGGATTCAACTGCCGCTGCTCGGTGATTCCCGTACCCGCCGACGAAGCGGAGAAGATCGATCCGCAGTGGAGCGAGGGCGGACTGGAGCGGCTGCCGATCCTTGCGCGCGCGCTGGTTCCGCAGCGCGGATTCACGAGCCTGATTCACGCATAGGAGGAGAGGGGATGATCGCGGCATTTCAGCAGCGCTGCAGGCTGCGCCTTCGCAGCACTCGCAGCTCTCGCCGCTTCCGCCGCCGTCGCAGTGGGGCGCAACTCTGCTCCGTAGAGTGGACCCGATGGCGCTGACCAAAACAGTCGACGGGAAGGCACTCCCGAAGGAGCAATTTGCGTATGTAGGCGATCCCTCGAACATTGCCACCTGGCACCTGCCCATCGACGACAGCCACATCGACTCCGCGCTGAAGATGTTCGGGCACGAGACGCACGTCCCCTCCGATCAGAAGACCGCGGTGGCGCGCAAGATCGCCGCGACCGCGAAGGCGAAGGGATTCGACACCAAAGATTTTGAGGCGAACTACTGCCGCGCGAATGCGGAGCACGCCGAGACGCCCAGCCTCGGTCACGGCTGGATCGAGATTTTCCGCGCCGGCGACTACACCGCGCAGGGCAAGGTGAAGGTAACGCCCGAGCAGCTGCAGGGCATCGTCGATCGTTACGATCCCGGCTTCCATGAAGCGCCGGTAGTGGTGGGCCATCCGCAGGCGGATGCGCCGGCGTACGGCTGGATCGAAGCCATCGCGCTCCGCGGCGACACGCTGCTGGCGAAAGAAAAACAGGTCGATGCGAGCTTCGACGAGCTGCGCACGGCGGGGCGATTTAAGAAGCGCTCCGCCGCTTTCTATCAGGACGGCGACGGCGCTCCGATTTATCTGCGGCATGTGGCCTGGCTGGGCGCGCAGCCGCCGGCCGTCAAGGGTTTGAAGGATGCCGCGTTCAGCGAACACGGCAAGGGGTTTGTGGAGTTCGAGGAGGATGTAATGGCGGGAGAAACCGAGAAGAGCGTGAAGGAGCAGATCAAGGCGTTTTTCGTCGAGATGTTCGGGAATAAGCCCGGCGACGGCGGCAGCGCAACCTTCAGCGAAGCGGATGTGAAACGCATCGCCGCGGAAGCGGTGACGGCCGCCACGGCGCCGCTGCAGGCCAAGATCGCCACGCTCGAAGGCGATCTGAAGAATCACGGCGCGAAGTTCAGCGAGCGCGAAACGGCAATGGCCGCGGCGGAGCTGAAGCAGCGCGCCTCGGGCGCGGTGGCGCAGCTGAAAGCTGCCGGCCGGTGGGTGCCCGCCTTCGAGCGCATGGGCCTTGAGGCGATCTTCAGCGAGCTGGCGAAGAGCACAGTGAAGCTGGAATTCGGCGAGGGCGATGCGAAGAAGCAGGTCTCCCCGCTCGATCTGATGGTGACCTTCCTCGAAGGCCTGCCGAAGATCGTGCCCTCGGGCACCGTCTTCCAGGGCCGCGCTGGCGCCGACGCCAAACGGAGCGACGATCCTCTCACCGCCGCCACGCGCGAGCTGATGAAGAAAGATTCGAAGCTGACCTTCACCGAGGCCATGATCAAGGCCGCGGACGAGCATCCGGAGCTGACCGTGGCCGGACAAGGATCGGCGGGCAGCGTCTAAATTTTACCCGAAGGGGTGGCGACGGCAGCGCCCCGACAGCGAAAGCCGCAAGCCGGGTGAGAAGCCCGGCACAGTTCGAGCCCTGAAGGAGGGGCGAAGCAGATGACGAACATCTCCACCGAGACCAAAGGTCCGCTGGGCATTCAGGGCTACGAGTCGCTTTATCCCACGGCGACGGCCGGTTATAAGCGCGGCCTTGCAGTCGTCTACGGGGCGGATCAGTTTCACGCCACTCTGGTCGCGACCGCCGCGGTGCCGATCCTCGGCCTTATCGAAGAGGATGCGGTCAACGTGAAAGAGCCGCTGCGCGTGATCGAGTTCGGCCAGACGGTGGCGCAGGTGGGCGGCGATTTCGGTTCGATGGTTCCGCTGGCCGTCAATGCCGCGGGCCAGCTGGTCGCGGCGCAGCCCGGGCAGCCGGTGGTTGCGGTATCGCTGGAGCCTTCCACGGGCATCGCGGGCAGCTACGTCACCGTCTTCGTGCTCGGCTTCTTCGGCTTCCAGATGCCCGCGGGCGGCAATGTGAGTTATTACGTCGCAGCGGGCGCGATCCCGGTCGCCGGTGGCACCGCCGTCATCAACGGCGCCGCGGCGCTGGCGATGACGCTGGCGCAGCCCACGGCCGCGCAGGACGGCATGATTCTTTTCATCACCGCGGAGACGGCCCACGCGCACACCATCACCACGGCGGCGAGCGGGATCAACGGCAGCAAGCATGTCGTGACCTTCACCAATCAGGGCGACGGTGTGGAGCTGGAGGCAATCAACGCGGTCTGGAACGTGCGCAGCCTGGTGGGAGCGGCGGCGCTCAGCTAGAGAGAATTGCAGGGCCGGTCGCTTCGGCGGCCGGGCAAAGCTTGAAGCCCGGAGGGGCAGGAGGACGGATCGATGGGTGGTTATGCAGGGTTAGCGCCGGCTGGGTTTCCCAATGTGGCGCTCAGCAATTTCGCCAAAGAATTCGCCGACGACGAAGTGCCGCTGGTCGGCGATATGGTCTGCCCGAAGGTCCCGGTCGATCGGCAGTCCTTCCCCTACGTGATCTGGGATCGCCAGAACCTGCAGCTTCCCGGATCGACGCTGCGGGCGCCGGGCGGCCGGCCGGGCACGATTCGGCGCAGCTTCTCGACCGACACCTATTTCGCCCGCGACCACTCCCTCGAAAGCTTCATCCCCTTCGAGAGCGAGGCCTACGCGCTGGGACTGGGCTTCAGCGAGAAGGCGCATCTGACCGGCGATATCATCGGCCGCATCCGCCGCGCGCGCGAGAACGACATCGCCACGATGGTGCTCTCCACCACGAACTTCCCGAACGGCGTCACGCTCTCGGGCTCTTCGATGTGGGACAGCTACATCACCACGCCGGCGAACGACACCACGGCCACGGTCACCTCGCATCCGATTAACGATGTCGAGACGGCGAAGGAAACGCTGCGGCAGGCCGCGGTGCCCGACAACCTGATGGTGCTGATCCTGTCCAGCCCGGTGGTGCGCGTGCTCGTCAACCACCCCGACATCGTCGAGCGCTTCAAGTACACCAACACGACCGGCATCATCGACCTCGACAGGCTCTCCAGCGTCTTCGGCGTGAAATGCGTGCGCGCCGGCGCGCTGTCGGCCTCGCAGACGATGGGCCTCAGCTGGATCTGGGGGAACAACGCCTTCCTCGGCTACAGCAAGCCCAACCCGGATCGCAACGATGTGAGCTGCGCGAAGACGTTTGTGTGGGCGGGCGGCAAAGGTCCGGGGCCGGACGGCTCGACGATGGAGTACGCCGGCGCGCCGGGCACCATCGACGGCTACGGCGTGCTGGAGTGGATCGAACCGCACCTCTCCGAGAAAAAATATTGGCAGTCGGTGCACTGGTACTACGACCTGAAGGTCACGGCGCAGGAGACCGGCTATCCGCTGCTGAACGCGGTGAGCGGCGACACGATGGAGATCCTGGCAAGCCTGGCTGAGGGCTGAGGCGAGGTTTCGTAACGCGGGGCCGCGCTTCGCCGGCGCGGCCCTTTCCACAGCAAGCGAGGAGGATGACATGGCCGACAGCAAGAGTGCGGAAAAGAAGAAGAAGTATGCGGTGCGCCGCAAGGTGAAGCACGACAACAAGCTCTACGCTCCCTCGGCGAAGGCGGCCGAGCCCAACCTCATCGAGCTGACCGAGTCTCAGGCTGCACCTCTGCTGAAGGTCGGCGCGATCACGGAGTAATCGCACACCCTCATGGCGTACGCGACCCAGGCCGATCTCGTCCCTCTGCGCATGACGCAGAAGGATCTGAACGAGCTGTGCGTCGACAACGTTCCGGGTCAGACTCCGATCGCTCCGAATTCGGAGCAGGGGCAGGCGATCGTGGCCAGCGTTACGGCCGCCGCCCTGGAGGAAGCCTCGGGCAAGGTCGACAGCTACTGCCGCGGCCGCTACGCCACGCCCCTGCAGCCCAGCGACGACGTGAAGGGGCTCACGCTCGACATCGCCGCGTGGCTGCTGTTCAGCCGGCGCCGCCAGATCAAGATGAGCGAGGCGGTGCAGGCGCGTTACGAGGAAGCCATCGGATTCCTCAAGGACATCGCCGCCCGCAGGGCGTCGCTCGACCAGCCCGCCACCGCGCCCGCGGCGCAGACCGCGACCGCGGGTCCGGAGATCTCCGAACGCGATCGCCACCTGCGCTTCGACGAAAAGAACATCGAGGGCTTCGTCTGATGAGCGGCACGGATATTTCGGTTCTGGTCGGCGATCGCAACGTCGTGCTCGCGCTCGACCGCTTCACTCTGTCGCTGCAGCAGAACGAAGAGCTGATGCGGGAGATCGGCGCGTCGCAGCTGTTGTCGGTGCGGCGCACCTTCCGCGAACAGGGCGTGCCCGCCGGATCGTGGGTTCCGCTCTCGCCGAATACCATCCGCCGCAACCCGAAGCTCTATGGCGCCGGCCACAAGCTGCTCATCCTCAGGGGCATGCTGCTGAACTCGATTACGTTTCGCACGATCCGCGGCGGCGTGGTCATCGGCACGTCGCTGAAGTACGCGGCCGTGCACCAGTTCGGCTCGCGCGATCGCGGCGTGGCCATCGGCCCGCAGACGGAGGCGGAGTCGAAGGAGACGGTCTATGTCGGGCCGCACACCCGCGCATACACGAGAGAGCTGGGGACGGGCAAGCTGGGCGGACGCACACGGCGCATTCAGGGGCCGCTGAACCGCCGCACCATCGCCGTCATGGGGCACACCCGCCATCAGAACATTCCGCCGCGTCCGTATCTGGTCATCCGTCCCGAGGATCCGGCGCGGATTCGCGGCATCGCCGTGGCCTACATCGATCGCGCGCGCAAAAGCGCCGGCCTGGGAGGCGCGTCGTGAGCAGCACCTTCCGCATCGATTACGCGGAGGCCGCGCTGATCGCACTGCTGCGGCAAAATCTGGCCAGCGAATACAGCGCGCCGGTCGATGTCGAATCCCTCGGCAGCAAGGATTTCGACGAGGACGACACGCTGGTGCTCGATCCGCCGGCCGCGCGCGTGCGCTACGTCGGATCGAAGTTCGATACGCTGCGCGACAACAAGCGCCTCACCTACCAGGTTCCGCATATGTTCGAGATCCTGGCCTTCGAGTCGAGCGCGCGCGACAAGGCGGACGAGCGGCTGCAGACCCTGCAGCTGGTGGCCGCCATCCTCGATCAGCTCGCCGGCGCGCGCCTCGGACTGCAGGATGGAACGACCTCGATGCCGATCGCGATCGTTTCGGTGGATCTGGTCGTGACGCAGGCCGGACCGGTCGATCAGCTCTTCTCGATCCTCATCGCGGTCGAGGGGATCGCGCAATTCAGCGGGGTGAACGCATGACGCAGAAGCCTTCCGATTTCGTCCAGGTGCAGCTCTCCGCCGCCGGCATCGCCTTCGCGGCGGGCGGCCCGGTGCGCGTGTCGAACGCGCACTTCAGTTACGAGTTCAGCCCCGGCGTGCCGGTTCGCGTGCTGACCAGCGAGTGGTCGCGCATGCTGGCGAACGAGACGGTCGGCGGCAAATCAATTCTGGAGATTGCTGCCGGCCCGGCGGCCCCTCCGGCAGAGCCAGAGGAGAAAGGAAACTGACCCGATGGGTGGACCTTACAATTTTCTTTCGCAGTGGAAAACAGCACGAAACCTCGTGCTCAGCGCGAACTCGCAGGCCGCCTGGAACGAGACCATGGCCGACGCCGCGCTCACGCGGCGCCAGCGCTTCGATGGCTCCGCCATCCTTTCGCTCACGCCGACGCGGCGCACCGATCAGGGCTACGCGGGCAAAGGCACCGCCTTCGCCACCAACGGCCAGGTCACTTCGTGGGACACGAAGCTCGACGGGTTCAAGGCCGATCTGAGCGACTTCCTGGTCGGATGGCTCTTTGCCTTCTGCATGGGCAAGGACACCGTGACCGGCGCCGGGCCGTACACGCACAGCTTCGCCTTCGACGAATCGACGCGCAGCGCGGTGGCCACCAACGTCTACATGGAAGACACGGCGGCGGTCCACTACAAGCTGCCCGACATGTGCGTGAACGACATCACGCTGGCCATCAACGAAATCGGCGCGATCTCGGCCGAGATGTCGATGATGGGCACCGGCCGCATGACCATGGGCTCCATGGCCACGCTGCCGGCGATCCCGGCCGAGACCTATCTGCTCGGCTCCGATGCGGCGGTCACCTTCGGCCCGGTGGGCAGCACGGCTTCGTTCATCGGCCGCGTCATGAACGCCACGTTCAAGCTCGACAATCAGCTCACGGTACACCGCGCGCCGGGCGGCGGCCTCTATGGCATCTTCGTGCGCAAGGGGAACCCGAAGTTCTCGCTCAGCACCACGATTGCGGCCAAGGACACCGATGACGTTTTCACGCTCCTGCAGAACGATACGGCTTCGTCCTATTCGCTCGCGGTGAACTCCGGCGCGTCGGCGCAGCTCACGGTCACGATCCCGCAGGCCCACCTGAAAACCACGAAGCTGGGCTTCGACGGTGAGATGGTGGTGTGGCAGATCGAAGCCGACGAGACGAGCTGCTACGACGTCTCCGGCGCACCCCCGATCACCGCGCAGGTGATCAATGGCGTCCCGACCTATCTGGTCACGGCGTAGAGAAGAGTTGGGTCCGGGTGCGTTCCGGCTGATGGGCGCGCCCGGTTTTCCGCAACACTCCGCTGCACGACTCCGCGGCGGGGAGAGATTCCGCAAGGGCTGCGCGGGTCTCGAAGATGGACACGGTTCCTCACCGTGCGATTTGCGAATTCACCACCGCACCGACGAGGGGAGTCCCATGGCAACTATCGAACTGACCCAGCCGCGCACGATCGTGATCAAAGATCGGAAGCGCAGCTACTCGCTTGTGGTCGGGCGCATCGCGCGCGCCGACTGGCTGAAGTACTTCGAAGGCATCGTCTCGATCAGCGAGATGCAGGAAGGCAGGCGCATCGACTCCAGCGATTCGACCGCGGCGCGGCTGGAGCTGGTCGAGTCGAAGCTGATCGACGCGCAGGGCTATGCGGGGTACGCCACCTCCGGCGCGCTGGCCTCCGCGGTGTTGCCGGAAGGCTGGCAGCAGAAGATCCCGCTCGGCCACCGGCTCGCCGCCGGCAACGCGCTGGTCAGTGTGACCGCCGTCGATGCGGCCGATGAAGACAATGCGCCGCTCGCGCTGGGCGTGGAGGCAATCTGCCTGAATGCGGTGTGGGGCGCGGACGAGGAAGGCGTGATGCGCGAGTATCGCGGCCTCTGCCATCGCTTTCGCACGCCCACCGCGGAGCAGCAGCGCCGCTTCTCCCGCGATGCCAGCCGCTCCATGATCATCGGCGGATCGCGCACCGGCAAGACGCGCTACCTGGGCGCGCGCGCCACGCTGGTCGCCCTCTACGACGAGCTGATCGAGAGCGTGGAAGGCTACACCGTCGACGGCAAGCCGCTCGGCGGGCGCGAGCAGATCATTGCCGAGATGGACACCTATCACAAGGCGGTCGCGGCCGACCGGCTGTTTTCGCCGGCCATGCCCGAGATCACCGAAAGCGACGAGGCAGAGTGATCGATGTTGTCCGCGATCTGGAAGGCGTGCGCATGGCCCTCGAAGCGATCTTCGAGGAGGACTTCGTGCGCGGCCGCATCGAACTCCAGGCGGGTGGCGCCAGCGCCGAGACGCGCGCCCGCATGGAGTGGCAGATCCCGCAGCGCACGCTCTCGCCGGGCTACTACCGCTACGCCGATCATCTTTTCCGGCTCGACGCGGAGCGGCGCGCCGGCGTCGGCTTCGCATCGGCTGAACTGGCCGCTTTCGAGGCAGACGGACTTGTTGTGCTGGACCGTGCCCGCCACGCGTTCGAGCACCGTCACCCCTCCTGCGGGGCCTGCGGCATCCGCCAGGAAAATCGTTTCAGTCCGGAGTGCTGCGGCTGTCACGTCAAGTTCCGGCGCCGGGGGAAATAAATGTCCACGGTAAACGGAGCCACCGCCGTCGAGATCACCATCAGCGTCGTCGACACGAACTCCGGTGACGTGATTTCGAAGGTCAAGAAAAACATCTCGGACATCGGCACGGCCGGCAAAGCCGCGGGCCAGGGCGCGGCGGCCGGGATGGACCAGATCAGCAAGCACTCGCTCACCGCGCTCGATAACGTGCGGCTGCTGCGCGACGATCTCGGCATCCGCATTCCGCGGTCCATGGAAAAGGCGATCGCGTCGAGCAAGACGCTGATGGCCGGCATTGGAGCGCTTGGACAAGGTCTGCTGGCGGTCGGCGCCATCGACATCGGCATCCGCATCGCTGAGGGCTTGAAGAAAGGTTACGACGAGTATTTGTCCCTGACGGCCGCCGCGAAGGCGTACGCGGCCGAAGTTGATAAAGCGCGCCACCAGGACTTCATCGACAGCCACTCCATCGAAACAACCATCGCGCGGATCGACGAAGCCACTGAGGCGATCCGCAAATACACCAACGAGGCCGAAAAAGCGAGTTCACACCAGCTCCGCGACTGGGCTGCCGTGCTCGGTGGCGCCCAGCTTGCGCTGCTGAACCCAGCCAGCCTGTCGGCGACGTACAAAGGCGTGAAAAACCTGATGGCGGGTAAGGACTCGGCAGACAAGGCCATCGACGCGCAAAAGCAGCTCGACGGGTTGCAGGACCGGGAAAGGGAACAGACACACGAGCGGAATCTGGAGCAGATCGAGGTCAATCACGCTCTCGACGGCGAGCTGCGCGGGCGGCAGAAAATCAACGCTGAGCTGGCGCAGCACACAGCGATCAACGCCGAGAATCGGCGATACGAAACCGAGCGCGAGGGCGCGCTTGGCAACGCCACCAGTGGCCAGTCCGGAGCTTCCGAGGAGGCACTGAAGGATCAGAAGGCTCAGCGGGAAGCGCAGGTCCAAACCTTCAACCTGAATCGCGAGCAGATGCAGGAGCTGCAGCGCATGCGGGCGGAGGCGGCAGAAGCTGGATTAAAAGGCGAGGCCCTCTATGCGCAACAGGAGCGAGATGCAATCGCTGCGCTCAAGGGCACGGACAAAGACACCATCGACTATCGCAATTCGATCCATGCGAAGTTCCACGCTGAGGAGATGGCGCGTCTGCGCGATGAAGCGACGGAGACAGCGCGGATCCAGCGTGAGGCCGCAACGGCCGGCCTCACCGGCATTGCGAAGACGCAGGCCGAGGGCGCGGCGCGCGTAGGTGACATCGCAGGCGATGCGAACCTTTCTCCGGCGGCGCGTGCGGCCCGGATCGCGGCGGCGCAGCAGACCACGAATGCACAAATCCTTGAGGAGCAGCGTCAGTTTTCGGAAGAGGTCGATGCGATCTCCGACGCCAGCGCGCAGCATCAGGTCTCCGGGTTCGCGCGGATTCGCGCCGACGCCAGCCGCCAGCTCGACCAGCTGGAGCGTAAGTTCGAGACGACCTATGGCCAGATCGATGTCTTTGCGCCCGGAGGAGCTGAAAAATATGCTGCCGGCTACGCCGATCTGCAGCGCGGCCGTGCCGGGATCGGCGCCGACGGGGACCAGCAGACCGCCGAGCTGGCTCGCCGCAACGCCGAGGAGACGGAGCAGATCGAGGCGCAGGCGCGCGCGAAGCTGCTGAGCGGAGAGAAACAACAGACCGCCGCGATCGAGACCGAATACGAGGAGCGCGTCCGTAAATACAAAGAGCAGCTCGATCAGCAGGAGATATCGCAGGACGACTTCAACCGCCGCGTCGTCGCTGCCGGGGAAGAGATGCAGGCGCAGATGGTGGAGCAGGCGCGTCAGGCGCGGGAAAAGATCGCCGGCGAGCTGAGCGCGATCATCGGGGCGCATCCTCTCGAAGGACTGCAGAAGCTGGGAGAGAAGTTTGCCAGCCAGGCCGGGGCGGCGCTGATCCAGCGCGCAGCGGCTCACTTCGGCGGCCTCCCGAATCCGGAGAGCGCCATCGATAAGATCGCGGGCATTCCGGGAGTGCGTGGCGGCTCCGCGAGCACTGCCGCTTCCCGCGCGGGCGGCATGATGACCATTGCCCATGCCGAGATTCAGATCGGCAGCGCGTCGATTGCCGGCGGTGGTGGTGGATACGCGGGCACCGCGGGCGCGCACGCGGTGGGCTTCGGCGGCGCTGGCTCGACTACCTCGGGCGGTTGGGGCGGCGGCCTGTTCTCGGGATCGACCGCTGGCGGCGGCGGTGGATTCGGCGGAGGTGGGTTCGGAGGCGGAGACTTCGGCGGCGGACCTGCAGCGAGCGTGCTCAGCGGCACTCCAGGCGCTTTATCCTTCGGCGCTCCCGGAGGGGGATTCTCCAGCGCGATCGGCGGCATCAAGCAGGGCGTTGGCGCGGCGCAGGATCTCACCAGCCTGTTCAGCTCCGGCGCCGGCGGTGGCAGTTCCGCGGCGGCCGTGCTGGCGAAGGCGAAACTGCCCTCGGGCCTCGAAACCGGCGCAGCCACGGGGACCGATGGCGGCGGCAGCATCGGCGGCGGATCGAGCGCTTTCGGCCAGTCCATGCTGGGCGGCGGCATGACAGCGTCGAACACGCTGGGCGCGGCCGGCGCGGGACTCGGACTGTTCAGCGCCTTCAAGACGGGCGGGTTCGGCGGGGCACTGAGCGGCGCGATGAGCGGCGGCCAGCTGGGCATGGAGGTGGGCGGCCCGATCGGCGCGGCCATCGGCGCGGTGGGCGGCGCAGTGCTCGGGTTCTTCGGCGGCGGCGAGCAGGCGCGCGTGTGGTGGCTGAAGCAGGGCCGTCCGCGGCTGGCCAACGACGTCGACAGCTTCGAGCACGGCGGGATGGATTATCTCTCCGCCTACATGGACATGGAACAGTTGAAGACCGAGGCCCACCAGACGCTGAGCAAAATGGGCTTCGTCGGGTCGCGCTACTACCACGACACCGTGACCGGCGAGATCGGCCAGGAAGAGGCGAAGCTCAGCCGCGAACAAAAGGCCGGGCGCAGCGCCGCCACCTTCAGCAGCGCGGAATACGACGTGGGAACGGACAGCGTGCCGCGCGACGGGATGGCCGTGATTCACGAGGGCGAACGCATCATGCCCAGCGACCAGAACGAGCGCATCACCCGCGCGATCGAGGCGCAGTCGACGATGCCGGTGATGTCCGGCGCCGCGGCCTCGGAGGTCAATCTGCACTTCCACTCGCCCGACGCGAAGGGGGCGCGCGATCTGCTCATGCAGCATTCCGACGCGGTGCGCGCCGCGCTGACCAAGAGCTATGGCGATTACGGCGGCCAGGCGGACTGGAGCTGATCCATGTCGCAGCATGACATCCTCAACCCGGACCCCGGCTGGATCGCGTTGCTGCAGGATTCGATGTGCCCCAACTACGGCTTCACGCGCAAGCGCGCGGCCACCCGCTCGCTGCAAAAGGCGGTCGGAGGCGTGCCTTACACGCGGGAGATCGGCAACACGGGACACGTCTTTGTGCTCTCCTGGCTGAGCAGGTCCTGGCCATGCGTGCGCAAGCTGAAGTGGTTCTACGAGCAGTTCGAGGATGGCTTCTTCACGCTCATCGATCACGATGGCGGAGGTCGCCACTACGTCGGCCGCTTCACCACCGAGATCGTGCCGACCGAGACCGCGAACGGCATGTGGGATGTGCAGAATGTCCAGTTCGAAGAGATCCCGCAGTCGCCGATGCTGCAGTACCCCAACGACTGGGACGACGATGCGGTGTGGCTCTACCCGCTGAACGATTTCACCGACGAGAAGCTGGCGATCCAGGGCGCGTGGGCGCAGGGCACCGTGCAGTCGAATGGCGTCGTCCGCACCATCCTGACCGACGCGGGCACGATCGGTGACTGGGCGCAGCACGAGTATCGCGGGTACGGCTTCCAGCTGTGGATGATGACCGGCCCCGCGCAGGGCACGGTGCAGATCCTCGTCGACGGCGTGCAGGTGGAGGCGGCCATGGCGCTCACCCGCACGACGGCGCTGGCGCCGACGATGATCTACCAGGAGACCAACCTTCCGCTCGATCTCCACCGCGTGCAGGTGGTGCAGACCACGGCCGTTCCTTCGAGCTGGTTCGCGCTGCGGGTGATGCGATGATCGGGAAGATCGAGCGGCGTCTGTGGGGCGGAATTCCTGTGGTCGGCGTCACGCTCGACGACGCCTTTATCCCCGTACCGCCGGAGGCGCCGGACGACGCCGCGGAGATTCTGGAACTTCTGCGCAGTGGAAAAAAACGTGTGGCCGATTTCTCGCACGCGCCGCTCGCTGCGTGCCGCCTTCTGCCTTACACGCCCCTGCCGGTGTTTCTCAGGTTGCGCTGCGAATGGTGCAAACAGCTGTTCTCCTGGCGCATGACGCGGCCCTGTCAGGCGGAGCGCAGCCGCCCGCGATGGTGCACGAAACGATGCCGGGCTAAGCACGCGAGCTGGCTCGCCAACCATCCCGCCAAAGCGGCCGTTGCCGAGGCGGCAGCCGCGGAGGTTCAGCATTCAGCCGCGCCGCCTCCACGGGTATTTCCAGAGAGCAAGGTAATCCAGAAGCTCGACGCGTGCCGCGAGCGCGAGGATGACGCCCAGCGTTTGGAGGAGCGGCGCGCATTGAGCGAGCGCGAGACCGTACAGCACATCCTGTCGCGGTGCGGGAACGAGAGCTTTCGCACGACCGAAGCCCTCGCGAAGTGGGTGGATAAGTATTTGGGGCGGTTCGTGCAGCGGGCGGTGGCGCGATGATTGTCTGGCCCCAGCCTCTGATGACGAGTTCCGGAGGGCGCACCGGCATTGCGCCGGCATACCTGCTCGACGTCGAGGACGCGAACGAAAACTGCTACTACTGGGCGACGCGGAAGATCACCGCGCCCAGCGTGATCGTCGGCACCGGTGGCAGCGCCAGCAATCCTTACGTGCCGTGGATCGTGCGCGCGCCCCAGCTCTCCTTCCACCGTTCGAAGCAGGTAAACACCGGGACGCTGCAGCTGCAGAACCTGAGCGGCGACACGCTGCAGTCCGACTTCAAAAAAATCGTCCGCAAGACTACGCTGGAAGGCGCGCTGGCGGTGCTGCGGCGCTGGAACGCGGCGGCCCAGGCCGCGGAGCGGGAATTCCACTGCACGCTGAGCTTCACCGACAGCAACCCGGAGATCGCCACGCTGCAGCTCCGCCAGCTGGACGACGCGTCGCAGGAAAGCACCCCGCGTTACCTGATGTGCGAGATCTGTCAGTGGCGCTGGTCCTCGGCGCAGTGCGGCTCGACGGCCTCCACGCCCTGCCAGCAGAGCTATCCCACCTGCCAGGTGATCGAGCGCATTTTCGTGATCATGAACAATTACGAGAAAAACTACGGCGAGACCACCGCCAACACCTCCACTTACATGCAGAATCGGGCGCGCCAGATCTGAGCCATGCCGAACTCCTCCAGCACCGTCGTCGTCGATTCGAGCCAGACCACCAACGCGCCGGCCGCGCTCGCCTATGGCTTCGTGTGGGTGACGGGCAAGCGGCTGGAGTATTACATGCTCCAGAACACCGGCAACTCGAATCTCGATTTCACGCGTGTGGGCTTCTGGGCGCTCGGCGAGGGCGAGTGGGACGGCTGCGAGGAGTTGTGGATCAACGACGACTTCGTGTGGGGCTCGGAGTATGACGACCCTTCGCAATTCCACTTTCACCGCGGCGCGGATTCGGTGATCGGGACCGGCGTCACCGATTTCAGTTCGGTCGGCCCCGACCAGGGCACGGACTCCTTCTGGCAGTATTTCCCTTCGGCCGTCAACCCGCTGAACTACAGCCGCCTCGCCTATTACGGCATCTTCCGCAAACAGCCGATCGAGAATCAGACCAACAACCACCAGAACGATCCGACGCAGTGGACCGACGTGAGCCCCATCGGCCTGTGGCGTTCGCTGCGCGTGCGCCTGTTCGATGATGAGGGAAATCAGACCGGCTATGCCTTCACGCGCAATCCGGTGTGGCACTGGGTGGACCTGAAGCTGCGGCGGAAGATTTTCCCCGAATACAACATCGATCTCACCAACGGGATCGCCGCAGTTCCCGCTGCGTGCCTGGCGCGCTTTAACTGGGCCGATATCTACGCGAGCGCGACTTACTGTGGCCAGTTACTCGCCAACGGCCGCCCGCGCTTCAGCGGCGATTACGCCTTCGCGCAGCAGACCACCACCACCGCAATCGAGGAAACGATGCTGCGCAGCTGCCGGGGATTCACGCGCGAGAACGCCGGCAAAATCTCTCTGCTGATCGACCAGCCGCGGTCCTCGGTGTTCACCTTCAATCGGACGCACATCATGCCGGGGAGCTTCGCGCCCAGCGATAAAACGGCGAGCGCCGCGGCGAACTCTTACGTGGGCAAGTTCCGCGATCTGCTGGTCCCCTCAATCGCCGAGATCGCCAGCATCACCTGCTCGGATCATCGCTCGAATCCCGTGGTGGCATTCACGGCGCCGCATCCCTTCAACGCCGGCGATCGAGGCGCGATTGGCGGCACCGATACCATCTACGACGGCGTGTGGACCGTGGCCAGCGTTCCGGCGGGCACACAGCCAACGACGCTGGCCCTTGCGACGAAGGGATCGAATTATCCGGCCGGCCCCGTGGGCGCGGGCGGCGTGATGGGGCTCCTCTATTCGCGCTTCAAGGAGCGGGCGCCGACCTTCTGGCATCAGAACAATCAGTACGCGCGCGGGGCGGTCGGCGTGGGGATTCCGCGCCAGCTCAACGCGGTGCCAGTCAGCTACGACTTCTGCGTGAGCACCTTCGATCAGGTCAGCCGCATCATGCGCTACGAGCGCGATCGCGCGCTCGGCCTCGATGTCGCGCCCTATGTGACGCCGCCCGCCTTCACGTTCAAATGCCCGATGTACGCGCTCGACGGCGCGGGAAGCGGTGCGGTCGCATGTCAGATCCAGGAAGGCGATCGCGTCACGTTCGACTCGACTGCCGACTATGCCTATCAGGGGGATTACGAAGTCCTCGACGTCGAGGAATCGCCCTTCACCAGCGCGCCGGCGGCCGGTGACGGATCGATCGCGCAGAGGGCGGATCCGGAAGGAGGACAGACCTCCCTCACGCTGGGCGCTTTCAACGAAGCGTATATGTACGACACCACCGACCCGAACTCGGCGAGCTGGAGCAATGTGCCGGGCAGCGACCCCGGCAACGATGGCGACTACACCGCGATCGATCTGGCCGACAACGGCCAGCTCGCTTTCCTGACGCTTTCGCTGGCCAGCGGTGCGACGTTCGACCTTCCCTCGTCGGGATTTAATCCTGCCAATTTGATCGGCTGGGCTGGGCCACAGGGTTACCTTGAGACCAACAACGTGATGCATGTGATCGCGTTGTGCGACGTGGACACCGCGACCCGGCGCTGCACCCTGCAATACGAAGACGGGCAGAACGACGTTTGGAACGGCGATGTAAACGTCGCGGCGGCGACGTGGACCGGCGACAGCACTGCGGCCACTTTGAGCACGGCAACGGTCGGTGGCGAGCCTTTTCAGTGGCTCGTCTGCACACTCGCCGGCGGCGAGGTGATCGCTTTCGGCTGCGGCGTCGTCCCGGATGGAACCGTCATCGATCTTCCCGCCGGATTCAGCTGGTACGCAACGGATGGAGTCACGCCGAAGGCGTTCGCGGTCGCATTTCCGCACGATGCGTCGCCCAGCGAAGCAGGAGCGTCGGGCAATCAGGCGCACGGCGTCGGCGCCTATGTGGACTCGACCTCTGCGACGGTCACCGCGGATGGCGGCGCGGTCGCGCACCTGAACTATCAGGATGGCTCGGGACATACATGGCACGGGAACGCGAGAGTGCTGATCTTCGCGTGGAAGAACAATAGCGGCGGCGTCTCGATCTCGACCTCGGGCGGTCTGACCTGGATGGAGTACACCACGTCGACGGGCTTTGTGCTCGGCGTCGGGATGGGCACGTTCGAAGACAGCACGGCGATGGCGCTCCCTGCGGCCGCCGGTCAGGGAAATTCGTTGCAGGTGATCGCCGGCCCGCACGATTTTGAGATCGTCGATCACCCGGCGCATGGAGTGGGCGCCTGCTATGTCGATGCGCAGCTCACCGTGCATTGCATGTTCGAGGATGGCGAGGGAAACCAGTGGACGGGGCACGCCGACGTATTCGCCTTGTTTTATGAGCCCACGGGCGGCAGCGGCACGAATGCGGGCGGGATTTCGGTGACCGTCACCCCGGCGGGTGCCAGTATTCCGCCCAGCACCACGCAGCAGTTTACGGCGATGGTGGCCGGCTCATCGAATACCGCGGTGAACTGGAGTGTCGATGGGGTCGCGGGAGGCAATTCCACGGTGGGAACCATCGACACAACAGGGCTCTACACAGCGCCGGCGACGAACGGCACCCATCAGATCACCGCGACCAGCCAGGCAAATTCGGCAGCTGAGGGCTGGCAGTTTGTGCAGGTCGGGACTGGATCGAGCGGCAGCGGCGGCAGCGGGGTCCAGGTCGTGGTTTCGCCGGGGAACGCCAGCGTGCCGCTGGGTGGAACCCAGCAGTTCGCCGCGACGGTCAGCGGAGTGACGGGGTCCTATACGGTGGCATGGGCGGTGAACGGGATCGTCGGCGGCAACTCGACGGTAGGCACAATCAGCACCTCCGGTCTATATACTGCTCCGTCAACCTCGGGGGGTGCGAGTGTTACCGCCACCGTCAACGGCACGGTGGGCGGCGCGAGCGTCATCATCGGCAATCCAGGGGGCGAGTACGGGGGTGGCGGGGGGAGGCCGATCACCACCTCCTGAAAATGGAATGTGCACGCTATTTGGCAGAGGTTCTGCCATTTAATTTGCACAATGTTGTGCCAAACAATTTGCGCAGCCACAGAAGCTGGGAGCCCGGAGCGAGGATCGCGCTTCGCGCGATGCCCACGCTCCACCCCAACACGCCAAAAGCGGGCGCGCTGGGGACCCCGGCCTGTTC